GTAAAGAAAACTCAGGTATGAATATTGTAAAAAAAAATACTCCTTGGGAAAAACATCCTCTTTATGAGTTTATTTCTCACGCTCATGGTAAAGGTTATGACTTAACTTCTGATGTAGAACTTGAAAAGTATTGGGCTCTTTGTGAAAGATCTCGTTATCAAAACTACCGTCTTCAAGGGCCAGGTGGACTGTTAGAGCTAAAGAAAAAATATGATGCTTACAGAAATAATTTAGAACATAAAAGAATATCTTTTGTAGATATGATAGATAATTTTAGATTTGAAGCAGCAATACCTACCGATATAGATGTTTTAATAGTCGATGAAGCTCAAGACTGTAGTAAACCTCAAATAGCTGCTCTACAAATAGCTGCTACACATGCAAAAGAATTTATTTTTATAGGGGATGCCGACCAAACCATTCACGAATATGCAGGATCAGACCCTGAATACTTTTATCAATTAGCTAACACAGAAGAAGCAAAGGCCAATGAGTTAACTGAAGGTTTAAGATGTGGTCAAACTATTAACAAAATATGTAGAAATATTATTGCACCTGTGTGGCATGAATACGGTAGATACTCAGAAAGAACTTGGACTCCAACTGATGTTGTTGGAAAATCTTATTATATACCTAGATTAGATCAAGGGTGTAAGGCAAAAGATATTTTAATTAATAAAATTTTAAATACAGATGAGACATTTTTATTTACCTACAGAGGTAATCCTACTCATAAATCTATAAATACATTTCTTCAAGATAATGGAATAGATTATAAAACGGTATCAGGTGGTGCTCATGTATCTAGAGAACATTTTAGTTGTTTTAAAAATTGGAAAACTTTTATGAATGATAAAGTTTCTAAACAACAGGTAAAAGAATATTGGAAATTAATGGGATCAAAAATAAAAGTTAATGGTCTAGGCGATGTTGATAAACTTAAATCTCTAAGAGATAAAGGTTGGAATATGCAGGAACTTATAGATGAAGGTTACCTAAAACCAGAAATAAAACAATTTAACACTCTCTCTGAAGTTTTAAACCATGAAGCTCTATCTAAAAATGAAAAATTAATTTCAAAAATACCTTACATTAATAAAGTTTTAACTAGTGGCATGGATACAACTAAAAAACCAAGAGTTAAACACGACACAATACATAAAGTAAAAGGATTAACTTTTGACAATATAATAGTTGATCTATCTGTATGGAGACCTGAACCTCGTAACTTTGAACCAACAAGATTAGCTTACGTTGCTTACAGTAGAGGTAAAACAGATTGTTGGACTATAGGATCTTCTGGTCCTTATGCTTTAGCAAAAATACAAGACAATTGGAGAGAAATTTTAGAACTTTAAAAGGAGGAAACATGACTAACAGTGACATATTTAAAAAAGATGGATACGATTCATTAGACAAACAAGTCGGAGGAAAACATTATAAACGAATGAAGCTACAACCTGCAGAATTTATAAATGAAAATAAATTGCTTTTTGCAGAGGGTAACGCTATAAAGTATATATGCAGGCACTCGTTCAAGGGAAAGAAAGAGGACATTAAGAAAGCAATACATTATTTAGAAATGATATTAGAAAGGGATTACAATGTGTAAACATCCAATTGATCTAGACTTAGAAGGTGTAGATACAGTAGCTATTGATATAGAAACTTATGATCCAAACCTTAAAACAAAAGGTTTAGGTGCGGTTAGAAATGATGGTTTTATTACAGGGGTAGCTGTAGCTACTGGTAAAGATACAGTTTATTTTTCATTAAAGCATAGTGATGATGATAAGTCAGAAGAAGAATTAAAAAAGTTTTGGGATCAAATGAATACAAAACTTTTACAAAATAATAAAATTGCAAAGGTATTTCATAATGCAATCTATGATGTTTGTTGGTTAAGAGCAACAACAGGTAGGATGTTAAAAGGAAGACTATTAGATACAATGGTAGCTGCCTCTATAATTGATGAGAATAGATTTAAATATGGATTGGACTCTTTAGCTAAAGACTTTCTTAATGAAAATAAATACAAATATGATTTACAAGAAAAAACTTTTGAATGGTCTGGCGGTATGCAAAAAGATCCAATTTCTAATATGCACAAACTACCTTCTAGTGTAGTAAAAGATTATGCAAAACAAGACGTAGACTTAACTTTAAAATTATGGAATTTATTTAATAAAAAATTAGATGAAGTATTATACACAAAACCTGAAGATAATAAAGAGTATACATGTAGAAATATATTTGAATTAGAAACAAGATTGTTTCCTTGTTTAGTTGACATGAAATTTAAGGGAGTTAGGATAGATACCCAAAAACTTGAACAACTTGGTAAAAGACTAACACTCAGAAGAGATAATCTTTTAAACATAATAAAAAAACATACAAAGTTAAATATTCAATTGTGGGCAGCAACTTCTATTAAAGCTTTGTTAGATCATCAAAATATAACAAACTTTGAAAAGACTGCTAAATCTGAAATGCCTAAACTTCCAAAAGATTATTTAAAAACTCATGAAAATAAATATTTAAGAATGGTATCAAAAGCAAGAGAAGCCGATAAGGCTGTGAATACTTTTATTGAGGGTTTAAAAAGTTATGTCTACAAAGGTAGGATACACGCAGATATAAATCAAATCAGAGGAGATGGTGGAGGAACTGTAACTGGTAGATTCTCAATGAGTAACCCAAACCTACAACAGATACCTTCTAAAGGTTATATAGGAAAGAAGATGAGAGAATTATTTATTCCTGAGGAAGGCCATAAATGGGGTAGTTTTGACTATTCTCAGCAAGAACCAAGGATTGTGGTACATTATGCAATAAAAAAAATATTAAGAGAATTAGAAGAATATGTTGATGAAAAAACCGGTGAAAAAAAATTTAGAGACGTAGTATCTAAAGAGGGTGAAGCTTTAAAAAAACAATTTGATGATTCTAAAGCAGATTTTCACCAAATAGTAGCCGACATGGCAAAAATATCTAGGAAACAAGCTAAGACAATTAACCTTGGATTGTTCTATGGTATGGGAAAAGGTAAATTACAAGCAGAATTAAACTTAGATACACTTCAAGCAAAAACTTTGTTTGATACTTACCACAATAAAGTTCCTTTTGTTAAGAAATTATCAGATGGGCTGATGGGGTTTGCTAAAAATAATAAATTAATTTTTACTCTTGAAGATAGGTTTTGTAGATTTGATAAATACGAAAGTGTTAATAAAAGATGGAACAATCAAAAACGTAAGTTTGAAGAATGGGATCCTAAAGCTAAAGAAATAAAAAAAAAAGATGGTACAATTAAATATGAAGGAGAGTATGTTCCTCCTAAATTATTATCAGAAGAAAATGCTTGGTCTAAATTTAAACTGTTATTTAATACTAAATCAAAATCAAAAGCTGAAGGTGGTGATGGTAAATATGAAGAGATTACAGAAAAAGAAAGACAAAACTGGTTTAACCAATACTTTACTCCTGCTTTTACATACAAAGCTTTAAATAGATTGATACAAGGATCGGCTGCAGATATGACAAAAAAGGCTATGGTCTTGTTATATGAACAAGGTATAGTGCCTCATATACAAATACACGATGAACTTTGTGTATCAATCAAGGATCAAGCAACACGGACCACGGTCCAAGAAACAATGGAGACTGCAATACCTTTAGTGGTTAAGAACAAAGTAGACTATGAATCTGGACCAAATTGGGGTACAATAAAATAAAAATATGGCTTACTTAAATGCAAATATACCTGTACAATACGCGCAAATAAAAAGGGAGTATTTATATGATCTTAAAAAACATAAAGGCGAAGTTGAAGACTGTCTCATCTTTGGCATTACAAGCATGTCTGGGCGTGCAATATTATGGCATGCTATCATGGAGAACGGTGCAATATTTTATCGCTTACCAATTACGGCTTTTATTCAACGTGGTTATGAACCGAAAACTGTTCCACATAGACGACTTGATGAACTTGAGCTTTGGAATTCTTTTAGTTATCATCCTGCTATTACTAGTTGGGATATTTTAACAGCCTCATCCGGCAAATACATAGGTAAAGATAAGAAATGGCATCACGGTAAATATTTATTTACAGTTGACTGGGCACATCCAGATGCTAATATACTAAATTCTGATCATTCAGAAATTCCGCACGAACATAAGTGTGCACACATAATTGCGTTAGATGATGGCAACTATGCAGCTCAACCAAACAATAGAGTAATATGGGACCTACCTTCTTTCACGGTGAAAGATAATATTCCCGATTGGAAGGTACAAAATAATAATTGGAACGTAGAAGATACGGGCCAATGGAGAACAGAAGACACAGATAATTTCTTCTATGAAATAGAGGAAAAAAAATGAGAATGTTAAATGAATATAGTAGATTTGTTAAAAAAAAATGTAGTAATGATACCTGTAGTAGCTTCCGTATTAGTTGGAACGTTTACGGGTGTTAAATATATTGTAAGTTTAACAGAAACTATTAATAAAAATAAATCTGCAATTACAATAATAAACGATAAAGATTTAAAAAATCAAATAGAATACATAGCCAGAATACAAGAAAATCAAAATCATTTGTTATTAAATA